TTTGATTTGGCCCACAGTTTTAAGACCACTGATTTTTACAAACCAGGAATCATACTGTAGGCCATCATCAAGCCGTTCCTGTTCCGTCATCCGCGCCCAATGATGTTCAAAGCGGGTGAGGAACATGGTAACAAAAGCAGGGGCATGGCGAAATTCGTAGGCGTGAGCCAAAGACTTCCCAGCCATATAAGCGTCGTCCGAGATCGCAGCATTCTTGCAGGCGCGGACGTTAAATCTAGCTAGCGCCTTGCCTATTTTTGGTATTAGACAAGGACTGGACGTACTCACTATGACTCTTCTCGATAGAAAAGTTGCTTCTCCGTTCAGGTTCGGTGCTGATGCTTTGAGCACCATTTTAAAGCGATCGACGGTGTTGACCCAAAGGTCAAGGCGCATAAGCGCACGCATCACCGCTAAAATGTCATCGCCTAAAATGACAGCCCGGCTGTAAGTTATACGCTGCTGGATTAAAGCAACGGCGAACATAACCGGGTTGAAAACCGAGTTCCTGAATGTTGTGGCGGTGGTACCGGTGGGCAGCTGGTGTTTCAACCAGGCTTTAAGTCCTGCAGCGGTACCGTAGACGCAATATTCTTCGGAAGATTGGATCATAAGATTTCTGAATCCTTCAGTGAAATTAAGTTTCTCGAGTACAGCGTCGACGATCAACGCAACTCGGCTCCTTTGCTCGCGGTCGTTTCGGGAGAAATCCCCTTCAACGGCTTGTGTGCAGCTCGCATCCCTGGTCAAATGCTCCATTAAGTATACATCATCCTTCTTGTAGGCGAAACGAACGTCGACGGGGCCCAACATGGAGCCCTCGCGGTCAGTGTCGAGGATGTTTACCCAACGCTCCATCGCTACCATCATGGCTGGGCCAGTGATAGCGTTGTGAGCGTCCGATCCGACGTAGACAGCCCTTGGGGCCCATCCATCATCGTCCCGTTTGAGTAAACTCTCAACTTTGACCATCAGCGTTTTGTCGCGGATGTCCTTAAGAGTTGAATCAGGTCGTGCGGCCCATGCGGCCTCCATTCGTTCACGCTTCGGTTGGTCGAATTTATTCAACCACCGAGCGCGGTCCACGTCGTTTTCGCGATATTGATCATCTTTGTAAAGATCTGGTAAATCGCGGATAAGCTGCAACGCCATCTTGAATTCATGGTCGGCAATATCATCATCGCGCCCTGACTGCATGAAGTTGCAGCGCTTGTTAAAAGCAGCTAACAACGACATAGGGTCAGAACTGGTTACGACGGGAATTGCGCCTTCGAGTACCGGTCCAAGTATATTATCTGGATCATCT